ATAGTATGGAGGCATATTCGCTCCTGTCCCGCTTGAACCTGCGGATTCTGTAGAACCGCTTATAGAGATACCAGTTGTTTGAAAGTCAGTAACTGCAGAAAAATCCGCGTCATTAGGATTCCCCGGTCCGTCAGAACCCTCCTCACCATCGTTTATGAGTCCACCATGTCGGTGACCTGGATCTGTTATTACCAAATTACTTGAGCTGTCAAGGCCATGTGTGTGTGCTACAACAATTGCATCAGCACTACCGCCAGGGGGAGTACCTACTGGGTAGGTGGTGCCCGCTCCGAGGATAAATCTATCTCTTAGGTCGGGAATGGTGATACCATTGATCGCTTGTCCTCCATTTCCATCACAGATATTCCAACCATTAGGTGCAGTGGCCCCAGACCACATAATTATCCCGCCAAGGGGAATGGCCTGGTCGACAAGACTCCTAGTAGCTTTTTCTGTTACTAGCTCAGTATCTGTCGCATTACTTGAACTTCTAATACCCTCTGATGACGTTCTGATGGCACCATCAGCAATTTTGCCAATTGTGACTGCGTCATCCACTAACTGATCTGTATCTATCTGATAAGCTCTAATGGCCGATTCATTTACCAGGGCAGTCAATCTGGGGCTGGTTTTACTTATAGAACTAGATACAGTATCAACCTCTTGTGATACTAATGATCCTAGACGTATTCCCTTAAACGGGACAATTTCTTCGTTTAAGGGTAGACCTATATTAATGATATACTGATTAATATTATCTTCAGGATCATCTGGATCACCACCTGGTAGTTCTATTTCCTGCTGAGTAACAGTGACACCAGTACCTGCAGAAATACTGTTGTCAAACCTAATATCTAGCTCATTGGCTAAGTCAAGAGCGGTGACTACGGAGTACTGTGATGTGCCATTGGCTACATTAGAACTATTCCGAGCTCCACGGATTACATCGGGTCCTGCTAGCTGAACAATACCCGCTTTTGAGACTGATGCATATACCTCTGGAGGATTATTGCTAGCCGTGATATCTCCCGTCGTTAGAGATTTAAACTTAGTATCAGAGCTAAAGAAGATGTTGGTATCGCTACCCATCACAAGACTTGATCCGTCTTGCATCAGGAGGGTATTATTGACAATAACGTTATTCAGAACCTGGTTGGTAACATTGCCCGGTTCGCCTTCAGCGGCTAGAGGGATTGCGAATTGTTCGCCGGATCTGAGATCGAATACAGTGGTCCCCAGGTAATAGCTGCCTTCCTCGTTCATGCCGGTGGCATAGACACGGCCACCGTTCTCCTCGACAATAATCTTGCCAAGGGCGAAATCCTGCTCAAGTGGGTCGCCTTGGAACGTGGGGAAAGCAGTGTCGTAGTTGAGATAGCCCGTCCATTCCCAGGTGTGACCGGAAGCCCTGATGACAGAGGGGCGACGCAGGGAGGTCCGGAATCCCAGAGTCGTAGAACTTGCCGCCGTCCTAATCGTGATAGGTGTTGCCGAAGGCTCTAGTGGTGCGCTGAACCATACCCCTGCCCTTTCTGCCATAGCCTTCAGGGCCACCTTAGTGCTGCCGTCAGACGGGTCTTCTGTCGATTCAGGATGATCGCTGTTAATAGAAGGGTAGTGGTCTCCAGTAAATACGGCTCGGGCCTGAGAACCTTGGGTTAAATAAGTGACGTATTGACCAGGGAACTGAACATCCACTTTGCCCGGTCTGAATACCTCGTCGTAAGTCCTGATCTGGGTGATTGTCAGGGGGTCGAGGCGAAGATCGTTGGAATTATTAAGAGGGTATCCTGAAACACCTTCCTGCTTCTCTAGGATATAGTAGGGCTGGGGACGGCGTAGACCACGCTCCTTGAGGTATCCGTCCAAGACTACTCGATATACCCGCTCATCATTCCTTCTCTTATCCTGAGCTCTGATGATCTTAGCTGCAGAGCGTTCGAAGATGAAGTCTAGGGAAGCGAATACAGCATCCGAACCGGTAGGTGAAGGCAGCAGTTTATAGCGGAAGGCGTAATCGAAGCGTTTTAGTAAGAAGCCATCTCCGTCTTCGTCGGTCTGTTCTTCGACAATCTGTCCTGTGGTAACAGGGATATACCAAGAGGGAGATCCGGTGACAACATTACCGTCTTCGTCATACTCCTCCGGTTCGGGATCCCAGACAAACACCTTGGATCTGTCATCGAGGTTGCTAAAGCCGGTGGCGGAGGGGTCGGGGTCGACGATGTCTCCTGCATAGAGAATGGAATTCCCTAATTCGTCGAATCCGCTGACGTAAATTCTCTTCCTCTTAGAATTACCAGGCCCACCTGCCAACTCCCAGGACGTATCGCTTACTTTATTAGTAAATGAAAACTGGCCAAAGGCGATGTCTGATGCGGAAGGGGGGTTATTAAGCGTAAAGGGGGAAGCTATGTTAGAATTTTGGATATAAATCCTAATCGTTCCGGGAGCCGTATTGGTAGGGGTTTTATTTTCTACGGTATAGGTGAGAGTTTTACCATAGTCAATGGTAAACCCNNNATTAATTTCAATATCCTCTAGAGTCGGAGGTCTGCCATCAGACAAATTATTGTAGCTAAGTGGAAGAGGGGGGATGATCTGAGTAATCCGAGTACCGCTGTACCCAGGCGCTGTTGTCGCCTCATCTTGGCTAAAAGCTCTCGCCTTATAGCCAATCCCTCTCAGAGAGATATCTCCAAAGTCGCTACAGGAGTTGGTAATAGATAGGTCAGCACCGTTTTCCGACACAAAATGATCGCTGTTACCGATAACGAACACAGACACGATTTGGATCGTGGCATCATTGCTGCCCCGCATACCAAAGTGACGATACTTAAACGGGTCGTTGGTCGACGTCTTATACTGTTTACCGGTGCCACTGCTCTTGCTGGTCGGAGGATCTTCGAAATAGGTGGTCGGAGTAAAGCAGTTGGGGTCGGTTTGGAGGCTAACTTGGGTGAAGTTAGCGGTAACCATCGATTTGAAGCCGGCTACTCGGCTCCCTTCTGCCCAGAGACCATTGAGGCCGAAGATAGAACGGACTGAGCAGTTAAAGACGTAGGGCGAACTCGACCTCGTCGAGTTGATATCGGGCAGGGGAATAACTGAACCGTCAGTGTCACGGATCCTGGTAGCACCGGGATAAGATACGGGCGCATTGTCTCTTCCGTCACCACCGTCTATTCTAAGTCCGGTCTGATTCTCCTCTAGGTCTCTATCCCTATTCGTTTTGCTATCAGGGATAGGTGCGACGATCGTTGTTTCGGCAGGAATTGCTTCTAAGCCGTCAGCTCCCCAGCCATCAAGATCTTTAAATAACGTATTGATCCTACCATAATAAGGTGTTTCCGTACCAGTCCCATTAATCTCTGCCTGTGACGCAAATGCTACTGACGTTACGGTATTGTGGGTACGAGGATACTGCGGGTTATCAGTGAAGGTCAGAAGGGATACGTACGTACCGCCTGTAACCTTTAGCATTGCAGTTCTTTCTGACTGTGGGTCGTTCTGGACCGGAGTAAGTTCGGGAACATACATGGGGCGGAGACGAACTTTCCTCAAGTCGGTGCCGTCTACCGAGATACCTCGGGGGACGATAAGACCACCGGTCTGCGGGTTTACTACGGACAAGTTATCGTAGTAGATTTTGTCGTTAATATTGAATCCGCCTCTTACATATTCTAAAGTGACTACCCAGTTGGAGTTGGAGGGGGAGATTTTCTCAATCCTGGCGATATTACCTACCCCGCCAGACTCGCTATACAGGACGCGGCCTAAGTTCAACGCTCTGGGGGGTTGATTACTAACCGAGTCTCCGACGTCAACAGTAATATGGACTATTCTATCCCCAGCCGATACGCTACCAATTTCATACCCAGAGTCAGTCCTCTGTATGAGGCCGGTGTCATCTGTAACCGCTAGGGGGGCTAAAGATCCAGGGGCATTATCAATGTAGTAGTCCCCAGGAGCCAACTCAATCATGACTCTGTCGTAACGGTCATTGGCCTGACCACTACGCCGCGATTCCCTCACCGCCTCGATAAGTGCGCGTTCTAAGGTACGGAAGGGACGTCCTGCTTCAGAGCCAGCATTACCTATGGAGTCATCGCCGATACTTGGGTCGACGAAGATGGTATTACGAGAAGTAGAGATAGCGCTCGCCGTCCCCTCTCTATCACACCGGGGGGTGTTAGCGATGCTAATTAGGCCGCCGGTCCCGTTAGCATACAGCGCGACGGTGTCGTTATATACCCGATAACATTTACCAAGGGTCGGATCGCTTTGGGACGACTCGAAGCTGTATACACCTGCACTAGGCTCGGGATATTTAGAGGGCAACGCCGCTCCGTCCGGACATTCTACCGCCGTGCGATCACCGATGAATTCTCGGCCACCGCAGGATAGGAAGTTACCCAGGACCGGATTGCACTCGGTTCCCGGGGCTTCTTCGAATTTCCACTGCCCGGTGGCGGAGTGGTAAAACAATTCTAAGTGGGCGTCACGGATATTGACGATCCAGTCATCGCTGGAACTATTAAGCAGCTCAAGGGATACTGGGTTTTGGCGGATAATCAGAGGGAATCGGTCAAATGTTCCGGAAATATCTACCACCGCGATGCGATCGGAATCAGAGGGTGATTCAGGCAGAGTCAGGATAACACTACCGCTACTGGTATCGATGATAACTCGGTCCCAGATATCGGCTGTATAATCAGCACTTTGTACCGCAGTGTTGGTGAGGTTTTGGGGATAAGTGTTGAGATTTCCAACAAACGTATTGGGACGGAGATCGATATACCCCGTGCCGACAACTTCGTTTGTCTGAGGATCTGTGGCAAGACCGTCTCCGGTACTATTGAGGACTAGTTTTGCAAGAGGTACGCTGGTTACACTGGGCAGACTGTTGCCCATCGACACCGACAAGGGGTCGGATCCGTCATCGAGAACGTAGAGATACGAGACGCTATCTACACCGCCCAGGATCTGGACAGTTTGTCTAGGCCAGGAGACGGGATTTCCATCTCTGCCGACAAAACTACCAGCTTCAACGGTGACACCGATGCCGCCAGCACCGACGGGCCTGGTGCCGGGGGTCCCTGGAACTAGGACAGATTCGGCTACGCTATCCCAACCTAAGACGATGCCATCATGGGCGGATCGGCCTAGGGCGGATTCCTGGTCTACCCGGGGATCGGCGATTTCCCAATCCTTGATGCCATCTCTCTGGCCAATCTCCCACCCCGCTTCATCTCCGGCCGTAGGGTCGGCATAGTAGTCCGTCCGACTATTGCCGGTAAACTTATCACCTTTCTGGACCTCATTGAGGTACTGACTGCTAACAGCCTTTCCGTTCTGAAATACGATACGATCCACAGTCGAACAATAAATACTTTCTAACTAGCTTTCAACTCATTTCGCCCATAGCAGTCTTGCTCTCCAGGCAGGAGAAGGACCGAAGCAGCTAAGTTCGATCATGGCCACGGAACCGGACTTTGCGTAGAAATCGAGAGGGGATGAGTACTGGCTATTTAGACCGCCCCAGGTCTCTTGACTAGCTGACCAGAAGGAGGGGTCGCCCCAGTCGACGTCGTAGTCGAAGTAAGTTGTCAAAGTCTCCAAAGGGTTGCCAACAAAGCGGAGAAGAATGCGGAGTTCTCTGTAAAACCCCGGCGGAACATTGTTTGGGTCGGGGACGGGGATCGGCATGTTATCCGGGTTGGTAACATCGAGGTCGAGGTAGTTCCCAGAGAATAAGTTACCATTGATCGGTTTATTGACACACGATCCGCCCAGCTCGACTGGGTTACCGGAGACATTACCTATCCACAACCTACCATCGGAAGAGTTAGCGATGAGCTCGGACTCCTCAGCATCTCCGATGAACGGCTCTTCTCCTGGCAACGGTGTACTTAAAATCTGTACGGTAGCTTCCATAGCTTACTTAATTCACATTCCTACTCTGCTTTCAACGTTGAAAGCATGGTAGTGGGATAAGTATCGCTGTGGCAACCTATTTAACAGATTCCTGGTCTACAATATCTAATCTCGCCGCAGTGGCATATGGTTTTGCAGACAGGTATCCTGAAGTAGCAAATCAGGTTAGGTCGAAGAGTCCGATTAGGGTTTTTGGCGTTGCAGCACCCTCTGAGATTGTAAAAAACGGCATAGAACTATCCGATCTTATATCGACTTTAACTCAGGAATACAATGAAGGAGGGGAATTTTCCCGCTACGTTGATAGTCAGTACAAGTCTGTCAGCGATATAGCCGAGGACCTCTATGAGTTTATCTCCCAATCCTATAACGAATCCTCAAGCTACGAATATTCATTAACCGATGCAATGGACTATGTCGGTATACCCTTAGACAGCCAGAGAGTAAAAACTAATCTCGAGTCTTTAAACCCCGACCTCAACCTCTTTTCCCGCCTTGCCTCCTCTATGGCGCACAATAAGCTGGATAAGTTGCCCGAGGGCAGTCGGATACAGCTTGATGACAGCATCGATATGGCCGCTGACTACCGAGGGGTATCTTTCGACACGGGATATCTGACACCCGATCAGTATTTTTCTAACATAGCTTATCCCGGCCTTAGTAATACTTCTAACAATATACCGCAGACACTGGCGAAGTCGGTTCAGGATGGATATGTAGGATATTCTACTACCGAGCCTTTAGAATCACTAAGTAGGCCGGACATCGTAGATACAATTTCCCCCTCCGATATCTCCGGTCTAAGTAAAGTCTTCCGCCCCCTCTCCGGCCTGGGCACCATCAATACGTTGAAAGACTTGAGCGGCTTTGGAGCTCTTAGCGAAGCGGATCAGGTTATGTACAATGTAGATATTTCAGAACTAGTAGTCGATATCAACGGATACACCATCTACGATCCGGCTACCGACTCTAACGGGGATTTCATTGATACCAACTTAGTGCCTGACTACGAATCTGACAACTCCGATACCGGGCTACCTTATTCTTCTCGTACCAGATCGACAACTTTTGAGAGTTAAATATGGCAACTGAAATCTACGGACCACTATTACCGCTTCAAATAGACAGTCGTAACACCAACGATATTGTCAGGGCGATACAGACTCGGATGTTTGTAGAGTCTGGCGGTCAGTTGACCGATTTTACTCCAGCCTCACCTCTGGCCGCGATTAGTGAAGGGCAAGGATTCGCTCAGGCAGAACTGCTCTACTATCTTAACTCTATGCCCGAGGCAGTGAGTATTCAGTGGCTGAGGAATTTTGGCATTCAAAGGCGGATTGGTTCCCGTGCGCTGGTAGACATCACCCTGTTCCGTGTTCCCGGCTACAGTAGACCTGTCACCATACCGCCGAGGACAAAAGTCTATGCCGATGGCGGCCAAGTCTATACCCTCCTCGACCAGGTCAGGATGACCGAAGACTCTGCCGTAGTCACTGCTCAGTCCGAGAAGTGGGGCGAGGTATATAACGTGCCTGCCGGATCTATTAATCGGATTGAGAGGAATTTCCTCGGTCTCGATTCTATCACTAATAATTCTGCCGCCACAGGCGGCCAGGACCTGGAGACTGTGGATGAGATGAAGACCAGGGCTTTTCAGCTTATGGGGAGGAGAAATCTTACCTCACGTAGTGATCTGGAGCAAGAAGTCGCTTTGGTAGCTCCTGAGGCAGAAATTATCAAAGTAATGACCTATGAGGAGAGATTTGGCAACGATTCTAGGGGAGTTTTTATCATAGCGGGTGGCGAGGATGGCAGCGAATTGTCAACACCGACGCAGTCCCTCCTGCTCACCTCTCTGAGGGATCGGGTACCCCTCGATGTGAATGTCTACCTGTCTTCTCCGTCTATATTGCCAGTAGAATCTGTTATAAGTGTTTCTTGGAATCCCCAGGAGACTACTACTTTCACCGACACCTTGGCCGGTCAGATCCAATCCCTGCTAGTAGATTACATTAGTCCGGTTCAGATTGGGCTGGGTAACAATCTCTCCGTATCAACGGTGCTAAGGGAGATCCTTGATCTCGATTTTGTACAAGACGTCAGGACCATGGATATAAAGGAAATGCTGTTAGACCCCACGATCGTCGGTGCTACAGATGGGATTTGTGGAAGATTCCTAGGCACCGAATCTGATGATGGCACGGTGTGTACGTATTCGTATGAGCAGGCGGTGTCCAAGACTTCCACCGACCCTCTTGTAGTGGCTAATTCTACCTCGGGATTTAGGCTTTACCGGTCGATAGTCTCCCTGATCTCAGTAATCGACTATAGCGTACTAACTTACACCTACGATAATTTATACGATGTTGTCTAATAGCGTTTGGGATAGGGAGAAGGGGAAGAAGTACAGGTCACCGGCCTTCAGTGTAGGGTCGGGCAAAGTTACCTATGAGTTTAGGAATCGCCGATCGAGTAAGATTTTCCAGAACAAGATAGGTAATATCAATTTTCTCTCCACCCCTATAGTAGAAACCAGAGACGGTGTTATCGACTCGGCTTATGGCGAAAGGAGTGTAGACGGGTATAAGTATAAATCTGTATCGCATAGTCATATTCTACCCACTCTGCTCGACAGCAACTCGACAGTCCTCGGTCACGGATTTCCGGTAAAAGGGGGATACGAAAACTGCACGATGATAGGGACGACTTGTTCCGAAGGAACCGATGTCAAGTGTGAAGTTGGAAAATGCCGCATAGGCACCCTGAGCAGGGTTAGTGGGGAGAAGTGGAGATACGACTCAGTGACGGTGTCCGGCTTATACTACTTCGTATTTGGCAGGGAATCCGTAGAGCTTCAAAGTATTACGAAGGGGATTTATAAACTCCCCGCTGGAGCGGGGGAGATTAGTGTGGATAAAGTGGCTAGCATATCTTCCACTGTATATCTGCCGCCAAACACTTACACCTCGGAGTCTTTTATACGCCGAGCCATACTCCGGTCGTATGGAAATCTAGAAGTTCGCGCTATTACCGATAGTGTGGATGACTTTGTCCGGTCGATTATAGGTCAGAATTTCTTAGAAGTTAAAGCTGAACCGGAGATTAAAGACAGACTGCTGGGTTACTTGAAAGGCGAAGTAGATCCCGTGTGGTATGAATTTATCGAGAAAGAGATAGACACGATTTGGCTTGATAGGTTTTTAATTAACAACAGAGAATTCTTGATATCCTGCTATAACTCCCTCTCCACACTGTACTCCCGCTGCGTACAAGTAGCTAGGAGCAGAGTGAGGCATGCTAGGGTGTCTGAAGATGCCGATATCTCACGTCCCGTGTACAACAGACTCCCTGGAGTCGAAGGGGCGTATAACAGGGAGGGTGAGGATACAGCGGCTAAGTGGTTAACTTCTGGTACCGATGATCTACTCTCCGGGTCAAAACTAAGTATCGATAGGTTTTATCGAAATACTCTTAATCCGGATACTTGTTATCCCTTGAACCTGGACTGGTTAGCGCAGCATTTCGGGTTTATTGGTGGGCTGTGGAATATAGAATGGCCCAGTGACGTGAAAAGAAAGATCTTAAAGAATGCTCATGTAAACATGCTAGAGGAGGACTCTCTGTGGACTAGAGACCAGGAAGCAGATACTCTAAGGTCGATAGATAAATCGTTTATCGAGCAGCTCAGTGCGGATCAGAGTACTGGAGAAGTTACCATGACTCATAGATACATCTCCAAGGGGTATGATTCGGACACAGAGCTGACTTCGCTATCGCAGTTTAATTCGCTAAAGGTCGATGTTTCCCAATGGCCCGGACTATTGCCGTCTCGGGGTAGCCTGATATCCCTCCTATTCATGTTCTGGGTACTTAATATCAAAGCCCCCAGTCCGGAAGAAATGGTGTACAATACCGACGATGGTACTTTCAGAGTCAAAAGCGGCTTGAGGGCTAATGAGTCCACCGCTCCGGTAAATCTTCCCCTGATCACCGATGTGCTCCGTGTGGGGAGTGACTCCGACGCCGAGGTGGGTAATTTCCCCAACCAGCTCATAGCCGATATATCGACATCTCAAGATGAAGAGTCGGCCAATACCATAGTGGTTCGTATGCCCTTCTATTATAATAGAAACGGTCGTACATGGGACACTACTGTCAGCGTTTTGGAGAACTACGTGCCCTGTACCTCCCTAAAACGTGTTCAGTATGCCTACTCGGCAGCAGATCTTTTAGTAGCTGACGACATCTTATTCGAACCTAATGGCTGAAAATCCCTTCAAGCCTTTGGCAACAATCGCCAAGGCTCAGACTAGAATTATTGAAACCCTGGGAGTTCCCTACGCCGACCCCTTCAACGAAGAGGCAGTCATCTCCGATGTCAATGACCCGCTGAAGCTAGGTCGGGTGAAGGTTACCACTGAGGATGGGATTGTCTCCCAGTGGATACCAGTGTCCGGATCGAATAAGGGGGTACTGAGCGCGAGGTATATCGGCTCAGAAGTGCTGGTCGGCAAGACCAATGGTAGATCGGAGAATATGTATGTCGTAGGGGTTATAAGAAACGACCCGGACATCGGGGTTTCAGGAAACCCTTTGCAACTTCCCATCATCGATGAGAGTACTGCGATCTGGAATGAGACTACGGATTCGGGGATGAAGTGCAATGAGGGGAATGAGGGGCGGATGTACATTCTCAGTAATGAGATGAATCAGGATGTGGTCGTATGCCTCAGACGCACAAGCAATCAAGTGGGAAGTAAGCCCGCCTGGTCTTGGAAATCGATTACAAGTGGGCTTTGGGTAGAGAAAGGAATTAACCCGGGAAACGAAACTACCCCTGCTGTTACTCAGGCGCAGGAAAGAAACCCAGGGATACCTGAGTGCAATGAGTCGTTGCTGGGAGAAGTTCATGAATTTACTGAAGACAGGGGATTCCGTACCACTTCTATGGTGTGTAGGAGGGATGAGAATAAAAACTTCTCTTGGTTACCCTTAAGCGCTCCGCCAGTGTTTTTCCGAACCACGCTGCCGAAATGCAACGAGAAGGTTCATGGTATGGAAGCTGTGCTGGATGACGGCAATAATTCAGAGTTCTTAGTCTGTCAAAGATATCAGGGGCTGCTGCGCTGGGTAAGACAAGGCAGGCGTATACCCCATCAATTTTTTAGTAAAGAGCCCCCTCTTACGAGGGTTCAATTCACGACGGGATTTAACCCCATCGAGGTGTTGTCTGAACCCCCGATTTCTGCGGATGACTGGACTAAAGAACCAGAGATAGCAGAAGTCGCCTTCGACACCGCCATAGCGGATATTGATATTACCGGGACAGACCCCAGGCTCAAAGAGCTGTTACGTCTCGCAGGTCTCGTGCCCGCTACCGCCTTCGACGGAGCCCAGACAATGAGGAGGGTCGCTAACGAAGCGTTGAGAAAAAAGACAGGCATTCCCGTAGAGACGATAGCTCAGTTGATAAGAGAAGATCTGGACCGGGATGGATCTTTAACCTCTGCTACGGCACAGGCACTTATCGGTGTTGGAAGTGCGGCAGACGCACTCGTTAACGGGGTGACTGGGGGAGATCTGGACTCCGCCCTCTTATCGATCGGGCAGAATACCCTGCGGAATGCGATGTTGTCGATTAACCCTCAGGCAGCGTCGGTGATGACCGGACTGATGAGCGGAGGAATAATGGGAGCTGTGGACAGCGCAGTTGCCATAGGTCTGGATCAATTGCCGCCTGAAGTCAACAAATACGTGTCGCCTGTGGTGGGGGTAGCCAAGGATCTACTGACCTCCGCTTATCCCAGCTCGCTTGGGAATATCCTAAACTCGGCCTCTGGCGGCGGCCTCCTTGCCGCAGTAAGTGGTACGGTTAATGGTGCTATAGAAAACAACGTTGTAACTCCGCAACTGTTGTCGACATTGGCTACGGGTCTCTCCTCAGGTTCTTTGGGTGAGATACCTAAGCTGTTCGGATCTCTGGGCAACCTTAATGAGATTTCGAAGCTCCCGGCACCCGCTAATGCCATACCCACCCTCGCTACCACCGCTCTCGGGGTGTCTGGCCTGGCCAGTGCTGCTCAGGATCTATTGGGCAATGGGGGCATAGGTCTCGATAATCTCGACCAGGTTATTGGAGGTGGATTCAGCGCGGCTAAGACGATAATATCAGGGGTCAAGGGTCTGACAGGGTTGTTTGGCTCGTCGGGATCCCTGGGCTGCCCCTGTGATCCTAAGTGCAGAAAGACCGAGCATGGGGAGGATAGCGATGGTAATAACTTACTCGAAAAGTGCGGCGCTTTGACAGCGAATAATGCTAACGCTTATGCCGCTGAGGGTAATCCCCTGGACAATAATGCCGGCCCGATAGCCGAGGACCAGGGGCTGTCTTTTACCGGCATAGGGGAAGAGTTGTTGCCGGGCAATATAAGAAACCTAAGCGCATCGATTAGGGAGATCTCTAGGGTGGGTGAAATGGCCGAGAAGTATTTCGCATCGAGATACGCTGACCAGATCGATAAGGAGTCCGAGCTTACTTATACCTTCGAAGCGGTAGAAAAATCGCTTAAGGTGGCGGATAACAATATCACTAGAATAGAGTCGATTGAGAAAAAGTTAATCGATGCGCTATATAGGTTTCTGAGGGGTATCGGGTATGGCGAAGAACTGGCTATCCTCCCCCTCCTAATACGCGATGTGAGGGAGAACTCTCAGGCGATAAAGGACATTTATAACTTCACGAAACGTCTTGATCAGGTTAAGGACGGCCCGAGGGTGGGTGTTAATGTCACCACTCCTATATCTCTGGCGTTTCAAAATATACCCGATCTTGCTAGATTACTAAGAGTGAATAGAGAGCTGTCAAAAGATATCATAGACGGAGCTGTTAAGCCGGCTTATGAAGAGTGGAAGACGTTGGATTCTGGGTTCAACCTCGATACTACCCTCGGTGTGTATGACGACACTATACCCGATCCTTTCGATCAAGAACGCACTCTCTTTGATGGAGACAGAGTTCTGTCTATCAGTCTGGAATCTAAGCTCGGGGACAATTCTCCTCCGGTAGAAGATACGGTACTGGATTCGACCCTATCCCCCGAGCAGCTAAGTAGGCTGAAGTCGATATCGTCTAGGGGGATTACAGACGGTTCTTTATCACCTTCTCTAAGAGAAGGTGCAGTACCCGGTGAAAGCTCACTATACGATGATATCGTGAATAGGAGGGGGCAGACTGATTGTGAATAAAAAAGAGAGGGACAAAGAAAAGCAGTTAGTCCTCGAGATGTCTAAAGATATAGAGAGTTTGTCTAACAGCGATAAGAAAGAACTGCTCAGGCTTCGATGCCGAACTGAATTTACTACTTTTGCTAAGTTTATCACGAGAGAAATAGGTATTAATGGGATATTTAAACCTTATAAAGTCCACTCTTTGATATGTGATTATGTTCAAGGTATCTGCGATGGCGATCCAAAGTATAGAAGAACGGTGATATCCCTTCCTCCCAGGACTGGCAAATCTCTTCTCTTATCAAAACTGATGCCTACTTGGCAGCTTGGCAGAAGTCCTACCTCGCAATTTATCTTAGCTTCTTACGCTTTAAAACTCAGTCAGGAGGCCAGCCGTTCTATCCTAGCTTATACTACCAGCGAAGCATTCCACTGGGTATTCCCTGAGTGCGAAGTATTAGAGAAAAATTCCAACTTAAAAACTATAAGATCCGAGCAAGGCGGCTTGATAATGGCCGCATCGGCCGGAGGCGGTGTTACCGGTTTTGGATACGGAGTTATCAGTGAAGAGGATTTACCTGGTATCGGAATATTAGACGACTTACTCGAAGACGGTAATTCAGCCCAGGTTCTTGAATCTACTTTTTCTTGGACTGCAACCCAGTTCCTCACTAGAGGTCTACCAAATAACTGTGTCGCAAGTATTGGAACCAGGTTCCACAAAGAGGATGTTTCTGGAAGACTTATTACCAGTGATCCGGAAGGCTGGCTACAGCTCAATGTTCCGGCCCTTTGTACCGATGAAGACACTGATCCGCTGGGCAGAAAACTTAACGAATCTCATTGGCCAGAGTTCTTTCCCACCTCTGCCTTAGAGAGTATTAAAAAACAGGATCCGAAAACCTTCGAAGTCCTGTACCAGGGTCGTCCTAGTGGCGAGAGCGGGGCGATATTTAAGGATTTCTGGTTCGAGTATCATGACAAAAACAAAGAGAACTATGAATATGTCTATGCGGCTGCCGATACAGCACTTAAGAAGGGCGAGATGAACGACTCATCGGTGATATGCATCTTCGGTGTGGTCAGAAAAACCAGAAAGCTCCACCTTCTACATGTATACAAGGAAAAGATGGAGTTCCCTGAACTACTCAAGGCCATGCCGCTTTGGTTGAAGACTTGGCGTGTAAGGACCCTGTACATCGAGGCGAGAGCTTCGGGTCTGCCTTTGATACAAATGTTACGCAAGGAGTTGCAGATACCGGTCCGAGAAGTAATCCCGACAAAAGACAAGATTGCTCGGTCCAATGAGATTGCTCCGATCACCGAAGAGGGCAGGGTCTCAGTTTTTTCCGAGATTCCGAATCTCGGCGAGCTGATGTCCGAGCTGACAGCTTTTCCGTTCACGAAACATGATGACTTCGTGGATAGTTTTGTCCTTGGGGTTACGGTCTTCCGCGATGAGATTATGGGTTCGGCCAAAGCGGCTCATGGGGGTAGCAGAATACACTTACCTCAGGTTAATAATCACGTCGGATTGCAGAGAGCGACAAGTCGTCTAGGTCGGGGATCACTTAATACTAGCTATTTGTAGACATATATGTTATAATTTAGGAGAAAATTCTATTAACCGAGTATTATGGAAGAATTTCGTTACCGCGTGGTGTTTTTTACACAGCCGGGATGCCCCGCCTGCGACGCAATGAAACCTATTTTCGCCCGAGTTGCTGGCGAAATAGCCGAAGAATACCCCGAGCTCAGGGTTGGCTGGGGCGAATTTAACGTCCTAGATGACAACTGGGAATTCCTGGAGTCCCTGGTACCTGGGGAATCGGGCAACGGGACCCCAGAGTTCGCCATCTTCGACGAAGAATGCAACCTAATCGCCTTTAACGGTGAAGGCATTATGTCTGCTACTCAGATGAAGGATTTTGTACTAAAGAACATTAAATGAGACCGGTAGAATTAGAAAACCTCAAGGGGGTTAGACGATCGGAGTATGAGAGAACCAGAGAGATGCATATTCGCGAGAATATGTGGAAAGCCTCTCATGCAGCTAGGAAAGTTTCGGGCTTTAGCGGACTTCCGTTTGAAGAACTGAGATCAGTAGCTCTTGAGGCTATGGTCAAATTGTACGACAAGTGGGATCCTGAGAAAGCCAACTTTAGTACCTGGCTAAACAGGTCGCTTACCTTCCAGCTCTTAAACTATCTCAGAGACAGCTCGAGAATGATCAAGGTCCCTCGGACTTATGCTGATACGTATATAAAAATACGGAAGATTATAGGTGCAAATCCGGAAATTCCCGACCATGAGGTGGCAGAAATGACCGGGCTAAAAGAGTCGCTGATAAGGGAGACCAGGGGGGCGTATCAGGTCACGTATCAAGAGATAAATGAGGACACAGAGGTGCCCTTCGAAGATGAAAATCCCCGGGAAGATAGTATCGACAGAATGCTATCTGAATACTCTGACATCTTGATGAAGTTAGCTGACCTTCCAGAAAAGGAATATCAATTTCTCAATGACGTATACGTCAATAAGCGGGCTAACTCCACTATATTCAGGAATTACCCCGGGATTAATAGTCAACACCATATTAAAGAGGAGACTCAGAGAATTCTGAGTAAGGTTTTAGAAGTTCCATGTCTATCAGATATGTAGAAGTACTCGGACAACAGTACAATAAGAAGCAGTTCTCTACTAAATGGTCGGAGATAGTTGCTGGCTATGAGCCCGGACTGAGTGTTTCGAGGTCAGATTATTCGTTTCTCTCTGACGTTTTAATAAGGATACCTCGATTTTCGAGAATCATGTCCAGGGGTAAGGTGGACTACAAAGTAGTCAAGAAAATGTTTAACGGAAAACGCGTCAAAGGAGTTGTTCTTGTAACTCCTAACTCGGGTCACGAGGTTTGGGTGGGCAAGAAGTATGTCATGGACTCTATTTTTCCCAAGTCAACTATCCCCGATCCAGCCAAGGAGAATAGAAAAAACGCTATCAGAGCGCTAAGAGGGGTTATTGAACCTCAGATACAGGAGTATAGGAATAGGTTTAAGGGTCAGAGGCTGATTAAATCGTCCCTTAGTGGTAAACCTATCCTCGGGCCGTATCACGTCGACCACGTCTATCCGTTTATCCGATTAGTCGAAGAATGGTGCAGAGAGAATCAGTACGATCTTGAGACGATTCCGGTAAAATGCCGAGGAGCTACTTGTAGACTGGAGTCTGTCGATATGGCAGAGAGCTGGTTTGACTATCACTCCTTCCATGCTGAGTTCCAAGTCCTCGATGCTTCGGAAAATACGTCGAAGGGGTCAAAGTACTTCGGGAAAAACTAGATCGAAGACTCTGGCCGCCTCTTCGGCGAGGATTTCTGTCACCTCGGGGGATTCCTCAAGCACCCTGTTAAGCCAGGGCTGGTCGGGAAAAGATCGGGCATCGTATCCCGATACCATTGAGTAGACTGGCCGGCTTTCTCTCCCCACGAGAGTGGCGGATTCCTCGCCATATCTCCGCTGCAGGTATTGTATTACCGGAGACTCTGGCCCTTGACTCTCCAGCTCAATTTCTAGAGCCTGCAGAGAAGTTTGAAGTGCGGAGAGTAGGCGTTCCCCTGCATTGTCGCTACTAACCTCGACGCTGACAGCGCCCAGGGAGCGGACGTATTGACCGATGTTATGGGTTAGCTCTTTGGTATACCCCTCAGTGACAGCACGGAGAAACTCTACTCTCACGGAGTCCGAGAGCTGCCTAGTAGTCTGCTCTTTAACTATCTTTTTAGCAGACTCTTGCAGGATTTCTCGAAAAAACAACCCCAGCAGTACTTTCGCTATCATTCCGCTACACAGTCCATTTCGCTAAAGATCTCTACAGCGTAGTTCTGCCTTGGACCTTCTCCTTGGCCGGAAGCCCTCTCAAATGCCGCGTTAAACAACGCAGCGGCTTCTTCTGGACTTCTAGCAGAGTTCATAGCTCGGGCAAGATTCCCGCCAGGGGCTATTGCATCTGAAGTAGAATCGTAATAGGGGCTGTTCGGGTCCAGTTCTGCCACAAAAAACGACATTTGAGTACTAAAATCAGACTCTGATCTGCCAGACTCTCTGGCAAATTTCTCGAGATTTGACCTCCTGGGTCCTAGCCATTGGAGAATTCCGAAAGCACCGCTACCTTCTATGTTTTCTATAGCCGGATCGAGATTTACAGTAGACTC